ATGACCAGCAATATGCGCACTTCGCTCCCTGCCCGGGCGAAGCGCAAGAACGTGCGCTTTACCGATGCGCAGAAGGCGGCCGAGGGCGAAGGCCCGGTCAACAAGCACTGGCGGACCTATTTCCTCCAGCACCTTGCCGCGACGTCCAATGTCAGCGCCTCGGCGAAGACAGCGGGCATCTCGCTCAGCCGGGCATACAAGACCCGGCGCGAGCACGCCGACTTCGCCGCCGCGTGGCGCGCCGCGCTGTACGAAGGGTACGAACATCTCGAGATGGAGGTGCTCGCGTGCCTCCGGGGCTACGATCCGGAGCGCAAGCTCGACATCGCCAACGCGATCCGCCTGCTGGCGGCGCACCGCGCCACGGTGGCGGAGGAACGCGCCCGCCGCGGCGGACGGGACGAGGCGGCGGTCTTCGCCGCGCTCGACCGCAAGCTGGACGCGATCCGCGCACGCCGCCTTCCCAGACCAGTGCAGGGCCCCGCCGATGAAGCCTAACCGGCTCGATGCTCTCGCCGACCTGTCGGATGCCGCGCGGGCCGACTGGTACGCCTCGCTGAAGGAGGACGAGGCCGACGTGCTCGGGCTTTATTGGCCCCTGTGGGCGCGGCCGCAACAATTGCCGCCGCTGAGCGACTGGCACACCTGGCTGATCTGCGCCGGGCGCGGCTTCGGCAAGACGCGCGCGGGGGCGGAGTGGGTGCGGGCGGTCGCGCGGAGCGACCCGGAGGCGCGGATCGCGCTGGTCGGTGCCTCGCTGGGCGAGGTGCGCAGCGTGATGATCGAGGGAGAGAGCGGCATCCTCGCGGTGTCGTCGCCCGGATATGCGCCGCAGTGGGAGCCGAGCCTGCGGCGGCTGTCATGGCCCGGCGGCGCGCGCGGCTATTGCTACTCTGCTGCCGAGCCCGAAGCCTTGCGCGGTCCGCAGCACAGCCACGCGTGGTGCGACGAGATCGCCAAGTGGGACAATGCGGGCGAGCGCGCCACCGCAGCGTGGGACAACCTGCAGATGGGCCTGCGGCTGGGCGAGCATCCCCGCGTGGCTGCGACCACCACGCCGCGCGCCGTGCCGTTGGTCCGGCGATTGCTGGAGGAGGCCGAAACCGGCGACGTTACGGTGACGCGCGGCACGACATGGGACAACGAGGGCAACCTCCCCACCCGCTTCGTCAACCGGATGCGCCGCCAGTTCGCCCGCACCACGCTGGGGCGGCAGGAGCTCGACGGCGAACTGCTGACCGACATCGAAGGCGCACTATGGACCCGCGCCCTGCTGGAGACATGCCGCATTCCTCCCCCTCCCCTTCAGGGGAGCGAGCGGGGCTGCCGTCCTGTCCCCCGGACAGGATCGGGGGGCGCCCCGCTGGGGGGAGGGGCCGATACACTCGCCCGCATCGTCATAGGCGTAGATCCCCCCGCCAGCGCCCACGGCGACGCCTGCGGGATCGTGGTCTGCGGCGTCGATGAGGAAGGCCTCGCCACCGTCCTCGCCGACGAAAGCGTCGAACGCGCCTCGCCCGAGAAATGGGCGCGCGCCGTCGCGCGGGCTGCCGAGCGCTGGCAAGCCGACCGCGTGATCGCCGAAGCCAACCAGGGCGGCGCGATGGTCGAAAGCGTGCTGCGCGCAGGCGAAGTCTCGCTGCCGGTCAAGCTGGTCCACGCCAGCCGCGGCAAGGCCGCCCGCGCCGAGCCGGTCGCCGCGCTCTATGAAGCCGGCCGCGTGCGCCACGCCGGACTGTTCGCCAAGCTGGAGGACCAGCTGTGCGGACTTATCGTGGGCGGCGGCTACGAAGGCCCGGGCCGCTCCCCCGACCGCGCCGACTCGCTGGTCTGGGCGCTGACCGAGCTGATGCTGGGGCGGAGCGGAAGGCCGCGGGTGCGGGGGATGTGAGCCACCAGGTCACCCCGGACTTGTTCCGGGGTGGTGCTTCTAAAACGGCGAAAAGCCGAGATCGACGGCCAGATCGCGCCACTCGGGATTGCTCGCCTCGATCGTGTTGAACTTCCACTGGCGCGACCAGCGCTTGATCGTCTTCTCGCGCTGGATTGCGATCTCAATGTCCTCGTGACGCTCGAACCAGACGAGCGACTCGATGCCGCGCCGTTTTGCATAGCCATCGAACGTGCCGCAGCGATGCTGATGGATCCGCGCCAGCAGGTCCGACGTGACGCCCGTATACAACGCACCGCGATAGCGGCTGGCGAGAATATATACGGTCGGTTCGAAGGTCCGCATCGGCAGTGAATGAAACAAGCACCACCCCGGAACAAGTCCGGGGTGACCGATAATAAAACTTCCAGCCGGAGAACCCCATGTCCTTCCTCACCTCCATCACCTCCGCCTTCAAGGGCGGGGGGAGCGCCCGTGTGCCTATCGCGCGCGGGTTCGTTTCGCCCTGGACTTCCGCGTTCGAGGCGCGCGGGGCATCCGCTCCGCCGTTCGACTACGCGACCAGTCTGGAGGCGGGCTACGCCTCCAACCCCGTCGCGCAGCGGGCGGTGCGGATCGTGGCCGAGGGGGTGGGTGCCGCGCCCGTCTCTACCGATGCGGACGAGCTGCTCGCGCTCATCACTGCGCCCAGCGCGGGCCAGTCGCTGGTCGAGACCATCGCGGCGCACCTGCTGCTGCACGGCAATGCCTTCATCCAGATCCTCAAGGACGCCAGCGGCAGGCCGGTCGAGCTGTTCGCGCTGCGGCCCGAGCGGGTGACGATCCGCCAGCGCGCCGACGGCTGGCCCGCAGCCTTTGCCTATCATCTCGGCGCGCAGACGCATGTCATCCCGCTGGAGGACGAGGATGGCTGGCCCGAGCTGATCCACCTCAAATGCCTCAACCCCGGCGACGATCACTATGGTGCGGGCGCATTGAGCGCCGCCGCACAGGCCATCGCGATCCATAACGCGGCGAGCTGGTGGAACCATGCGCTGCTGGAAAACGCGGCGCGGCCCTCCGGCGCGCTCGTCTACCAGCCGGGCGACGGACAGGGGCTGACCGCCGACCAGTTCGAACGGCTCAAGGCCGAACTCGCCAGTGCTTTCCAGGGGCAAGGCAATGCGGGCCGACCGATGCTGCTCGAAGGCGGGCTGAGCTGGCAGAGCATGGCGCTCTCGCCCGCCGACATGGACTTCGCGACATTGAAGGCAGCTGCAGCGCGCGACATTGCGCTCGCCTTCGGGGTCCCGCCGATGCTGCTCGGCCTGCCGGGCGACAACACCTATTCCAATTACCGCGAGGCCAACCGCGCGCTGTGGCGGCTGACCCTGCTGCCGCTGGCGGACAAGATCTTCGGCGGCATCGCTGCCGGGATGGCGCCATGGTTCGACGGAGCAAGCATCGCGGTCGATCTCGACCGGGTGCCTGCGCTCTCCGAAGACCGCGAGCGGCTGTGGAAGCAGGTCAGCGAAGCGGATTTCCTGACGCCCGAGGAACGCCGCGCGATGCTGGGGCTAGAACGGCCAAAGTGACGGCACTTCGCCTCGGTAACTCTCGGCGAAGCGGCATTCGTGGCGCTCGTAGTGGTAGCTTCCACCGCCGTCGAGACAAGCATCGGCGGCCCAGAAACCTGCCGATTGCAGGTATCCCAGATACGCGAAAACGGGTGCGGCCAGTACCACCGCCACGATCAGCAATCTGCGCAATTTCGACAAATTCTCGCCCCCTCGGCGGGCCAGTTTTGCCCCATCTCAAGAGGCTAGTGAACCCATGACCAATGAAGACATGCTCGCCGCGCTACTCGCGCAGGCGCGGACCGAGGGTGCCGAGCTCGTCACCCTGCGCGCGATTGCAGAGGAAGCGGGCGAACTGGGTGCCAACCGCGCGCTGGTGCGCATCGGCCTATCGGACGAAGCCGCATCGGGCGATATCGACGAATTGCGCGAGCTTTTGCAGGCGTGGCGCGATGCCAAGGAAAGCGCGTGGAAAGCCGGGATCGAGTGGCTGGTGCGCGGGATGTGCGCGCTGCTGCTGCTCGGCATTGCGGTGCGGCTGGGCGTGCCGGGGCTGCTGAAATGAGCGTGTCGCTGCGTACCTCCTCCCCCTTGAGGGGGAGGTCGGGTGGGGGTGTATTGACGCCCGATGGCGCAGAGCCCCTTCCCCTCAATCCCCTCCCCGCCGGGGAGGGGAGGATTTGGCGGATCGCCGGATATGCTGCGCTGTTCGATATTGCCGACGCCGCGCGCGATACCATCCGGGCCGGAGCTTTCGCCGCCACGCTCGCGCGACAACGCGAGCCGCTGCCGCTCTACTGGCAGCACGATCCACGCCGCAGGATCGGCACGGTTGAACGGATCGAAGAGGATTCGCGCGGGCTGAGAGTCATCGCGCGGATCGACCGGCCCGCCAGCCGGGCCGCTGCGCTACTAGCTGCGCGCTCCGTCAGCGGGCTCAGCTTCGGATACCGCGCCACGCAGGCGCGCCACGGCCCCCAAGGCCGCGAACTGCTCGCGGTCGACCTTATCGAGATCAGCCTGGTGACGCACCCGCTACAGCATGGCGCGCGGGTGCATTTCGTCGTCCCCTGATTCCCTGCGGAGGCAGGGACCTCATGCCTCAGACGTACCCCCAAACGGCCCGAGGCTCCCTGCCTGCCCCACCGCCAACCCCCTCCCCTGAAGGAGAGGGGGCATTTTTCCGTGCCCGAAAGAAAGGCTTTTCATGGATATCCAGACCCCGATTACCGACACCCCCGATCCGCTCGACGCCAGCTTCGATATCGTCGCGCGGCAGGACGCGCTGGAAGAAAACGTCGCCACGATCCGCACCGATCTCGACGAGGTGAAGGCGCGCGTCGACAAGATCGGCCGCGCGGCGCAGCGACCCGCGCTTGGCTCGAGCGACGGCGCGCCCGCCGAAGTGAAGGGCTTCGTCGACGGCTATCTGCGGCGCGGGGCGGTGCACGAGATCAAGTCGATTTCCGGCACTACGCCTGGCGACGGCGGTTATGCCGTACCGCGCCAGATCGACGCGATGATCGCACGCGAGCTGACCGACATCAGTCCGATCCGCGCCATCGCTCAGGTCGTGCAAACGGGCACCGCAGGCTATCGCAAGCTGATCTCCACCGGCGGCACCGCAAGCGGCTGGGCGAGCGAGATCGGCGAGCGCGACGAGACCGACACACCGACCTTTGCCGAAATCGCCCCGCCGACGGGCGATCTCTACGCCAACCCGGCCGCCAGCCAGTCGATGCTCGACGATGCGGCGTTCGACCTCGAATCCTGGCTGGCGAGCGAAATCGCGATGGAGTTCGCCCGCGCCGAGGGTGCAGCCTTCGTCAATGGCAGCGGCACCAACCAGCCCAAGGGCTTCCTCAAGCAGGCCACCTCCGCGCTGGGCGATGGAGCGCGCGCCTTCGGGTCGGTGCAATATATCGGCACGGGCAGTGCGACCGGGCTGGGCGACGATCCCGACCTGACGCTGATCGATCTGGTCCACACGCTCAAAGCCGGGCACCGGCAGGGCGCGGCCTTCGTGATGAATTCCGCCACGCTGGCCGAGGTGCGTAAGCTCAAGACCGTCGACGGCGCGTTCCTGTGGCAACCGGGCCTCGTCGAAGGACAACCCGATCGCCTGCTCGGCTATCCGGTGGTCGAGGCGGAGGACATGCCCGACATCGCGGGCGGCGCATACCCGATCGCCTTCGGCAATTTCCGTCACGGCTACCTGATAGCAGAACGCAGCGCGACGCAGGTGCTGCGCGATCCCTTCAGCAACAAGCCCTTCGTCCACTTCTACGCGACCAAGCGGATCGGCGGACAGGTGCTCGACAGCGCAGCGATCAAGCTGCTGCGCATCGAAGCCTGATGCCGACCGGGTGCGGTTGAGCCCTCGCTTCATACGCACCCCGCGCCCGCGTCGGCTTGCCCCCTTGGCCGACGCGGGCGCCTTTCCTTCTACGCCAATTCAGGAGACCGCCCATGACCCGCATGGTGTTGGCTACCGGCGATCTCTCGCCCGCGCTGGCCGAGCTCAAGCACTGGCTCGGCATCACCCGCACCGCCGACGATGCGCAGCTGACCGCGCTGATCGGTGCCGGGGTGGAAGCATGCGAGGCCTTTACCGGCCTCACCCCGCTGGCCGCGACCATCGAGGAAACCCGCGATGCGAGCCACGAGTGGACGCGGCTTGCCACCCGTCCGATCGCGCAGGTGACCGGTGTCGAACTGCTCGATGCCGAGGGCGCACGCACCGCGCTGGGCGATGACGAGTACGACCTGCACCTGTCGGGCGATGGATCGGCGCAGCTGCGATTGCGGCGCGGGCCCTTCGTCAGCCGGGTGGTCGCAACGCTGGAGGCGGGGCTCGCGGCAGAATGGGCGCACCTGCCCGACGGGTTGCGCCACGGCATCCTGCGCTTCGCCGCCTACCTGCACCGCGAAGGCGAGGCCGCCGCTGCCGAACCCCCGGCAGCGATCGCCGCGCTGTGGCGCCCGTGGCGCGTGCTGAGGCTCGCATGATCCGCGTGCGTGCCCAGGCATTGGACCGGCTCGCGCTCGTGCTCGAACGGCGCGCGCTGCGCAGGCTCGACGCGCGCGCCCGTGCCGCGCGGCTCGACGGCCACGGCTGGCGCAACCCGCGCAAGCTCTGGCCGCATTTCGGAGACGACTGATGGAGACCGCCCTGCGCACCGCGCTGCTCGACCACCTGCGCGCCGATGCCGCGCTGATGGAGGCGATCAACCTGGTCGACGAAGCCGAGATCGAGCGCGCGTCCGCTCCCTGGCTCGCACTGGTCGCCTCCGCCGCGATCGACTGGAGCACCAAGACGAATGCGGGGCGCGAAGTGCGCGTCGCCTTCGAGCTGCGCCTGCATGGCGACGATCCCGCGACCGGGGCGGATATCGCCGCGCTGGTCGATGCGCGGGTGCTTTCGCTGCCAGCCGACCAGACCGGGTTCCGCGTCGTCACCGCCCAATTCCTGCGCGGTCAGGCCGAACGCCGCGAACGCAACGCCCGCGCGATCCTGCGCGAATACCGCTTCCGTCTCCTCGCCTCCGACTGATCCCGAAAGGATATGCCCATGACTGCCCAGAAAGGCTCCGCCTTCCTCCTCAAGATCGGCGACGGGGCCGCCCCGCCTGCCTACGAAACCGTCGCCGGGCTGCGCACCACGCAGATGTCGATCAACGGTGACAGCGTGGTGGTGACGCACAAGGATTCTGGCGGCTGGCGAGAATTGCTCTCGGGCGCGGGCACCCGCTCGGTCTCGGTCAGCGCTGGGGGCATCTTCCTCGGCTCGCAGGCAGAGGCGCGCGTGCAGGCCCATGCGCTCGCTGGGACGATCGCCGACTACGAATTGTCGTTCGAGGATGGCGCGCGGCTGCGCGGGCGCTTCCTCGTCCAGCGGCTCGACTATTCGGGCGATTTCAATGGCGAGCGCAATTACACGATCCAGCTCGAAAGCTCGGGCGCGGTCACCCCTGTATGACCCCGGAACAGGTTCGGGGTGACGAACCCAATCTGCCCCCCAACCCCCTGCGCGGCGAAGCGGCGATCCGCATTGCGGGCGAGGTGCGAACCTTGCGCCCCAGCTTCACCGCGCTGGTTGCCGCCGAGGAGGAACTCGGCCCGCTGTTCGCGCTGGTCGAGCGTGCGGGCAATGGCGAGCTGCGCCTCACCGAGATCGCCGCGCTGTTCTGGCACTGCCTCGAATCGCGCGACGGCCTGACGCGCGAGGCGGTGGGCGAGGCAATCCTCGCGAACGGTCTCGCCACCAGCACGAAGCCGTTGCGCGCGCTGCTCGCCGCAATCCTGCAAGGTCGCTGATGAGCGACTTTCGTACCGGTGTACCGCCACTCGCCGCGCTCGCCGCGCAGGCGCTCGGCTGGCCGCCCGACGCCTTCTGGCGCGCCACCCCTGCCGAGCTGGCCACCGCACTCGGGCCCATCGCCCCGCAAGCGGAGGGTATGTCCCGCAGCGATCTCGAAACCCTGATGGAGCGCGACGCACATGCCTGATTCTGTCGACGAACTGCTGATCGACGTGCGCGCGAGCACGCAAGGTTTCTCCGAGGATATCGCACGCATGCGGCGCGACCTCGATGGAGAACTTGTGTCCGGGTTTGCCCGTGCGGGCGATGTGCTCGAACGCGGTCTGCTCACGGCGATCCGGCGCGGGAGCCTGGGTTTCGAAGACCTGCAGGCCAGCGCGACGAAGGCGATCGACCGGATCGCCGCACAGGCGCTCAAGCTCGGTCTCGGCGAGATTTTCGGCTCGAACGATCCCATAGGCCGCGTGTTCAACAGCTTCGTCAGCGGCATCCTCGGCCTGCCGGGCCGGGCAACCGGCGGTTCGGTGAGCGCCCAGCGCGGCTATCTGGTCGGCGAGCGCGGGCCGGAGCTTTTCGTACCGCCCGGCGACGGGCGTGTGATCCCGCTGGCACAGGGTGGCGGAGCAAAGCGCGTGGACGTTTCCATCCAGATTGCCGCGCCTGCCGGGACGAGTGCGCCGGTGGCACTCGAGAGGTCGAGCCGCCAGATCGCCGCCGCGGTGCGCCGCGCGATGGAGAATTCGTGATGTCTTACTGGCTTGCCTCGCGCCGCAATTGGCAGGAGCACGACCATATCCAGCGCTTCGACCCGCGCTTCTGGACGGTCAATTTCCCGCGCCCGATGATGGCGAGCGTCGTCACCACCGCGCCCGACGCGCTGCGCGTGACCTGCGAATTCCACCACAAGGGCGAGCTTGCAGGACTGATCTGGGAGAGCGAGGACAGGCTCGACCATCCGCTCCACGCCTATGCGACCGATCGCGACTACGCGCACACGATCCTCTCCTTCAGGTGGCGCAGCGGCGGGCTGATCGCGCTCGACGCGGTCAACGGGCCGACGCTCACAATCGAAGGCCGCGATGCAAGCGGAACGCCGCGCAGCTGGTATGTCCGGCTGTGGAACTACGCCGTGGGCTCGCCCGAAGATGCGCAGGTAACCTTGCCGTTCTCCGCGCTCGAAAGCGGGTTCGGCCTGCCGGGCGAGCCGATCCACCCTTCGGATATCGACCGGATGTTCATCTCGCTTGTCCCGCCCGCGTACGTCGCAGGCAGCGACGAACAGCTTGCCGCCCAGGCCGATGGCTGGGTCGAGCTGAGCAATATTGCCTGCGACGGCGCGCGCGCGATGCTGGAGATCGGCGACTGCATGCTGCCCGAGCATGGCGAGCAGATCGCGACCGCCTACGACGATTGCTTCAACCAGACCCCCGCGCGGCTGATCCGCCAGATCCGCCATCTCGGCTATCGCGGGCGCGTGGTCCACTATGTCGGGATGAGCCATTATTTCCGGCTCGAACCGCTCGGCGGCGGGCACTATGTCAGCCTGGCGGGCGGCGTGCTCAACGATGCCTGCGCAGCGTGGCACCGCGCCTATGCCCGAGAGGCCAAGGGTGCCGGGTTCGAACCGATCTGGTCGCTGTCCTACGAAGTGCTCGACGCGCATTGCTGGAACGACTGGAAGCAGCGCAGCGCCGATGGCGCGCCCGCACAGACCGGGTGGGAGCCGCCCTCCGCGCTGCTCTCGCCTGCACATTCGGGCGCGATGAGCTATCTGCGGCAGGTCGCGGTCGCATTCGTGCAGATTGCGCGCGATGCTGGCCTGCCGGTCCGCTTCCAGATCGGCGAACCCTGGTGGTGGGTGATGCCCGGCAGCTTCGCCCCGTGCCTGTACGACGATGGCGCGCGCGCTGCTTTTGGCGGCAGCCCGTCCATCATAACCGACATGCGCGCCGACCTCGATGCGAGCCAGACCGACCTGCTGGACGGGGCCGGGGCACTCCTCGCCGCCTCGACCGCCGCGCTCGCGCAGGCAGTACGCGATGCGGCTTCGGGTGAAGCGGAGGTGCTGCTGCTCGCCTTCACGCCCACCATCCTCGACGGCCAGATGCCCGAACTCGAACGCGCCAACCTGCCGACCGGCTGGGCCTACCCGGCGTTCGACCGGCTGCAGCTGGAAGATTACGACTGGCTGACCGCCGGGGCCGAAGCGCGCCGCCGCGCGGCCTACGCGCATGTCGATGCGCGGCTGGGCTATCCGATCGACCGGCAGGACTATTTCGCAGGCTTCGTTCTCTCGCCCGAGGACGCGCCCGCATACTGGGCCCGCATCGATGCTGCGCTCGACGAAGCGCATGCGCGCGGGATCGCGCACCGATACGTCTGGGCGCTGCCGCAGGTCGCGCGTGACGGATACACGCGGCTCGCGCCGCCCCAACACCCCGAGGACGACATGCAGGCATTCGACGACGTATCCTATCCTCTCGCGCTCGGGACCGATGCCAGCGCAAGCCCCGAATTCTCGACCACGGTGCTGGTCACCGCCTCGGGGCACGAGCGGCGCACCGCGCAATGGGCCGACGCGCGCCTGCGCTTCGATGTCGGGCCGGGCATCCGCTCCGAAGACGAGCTGGCGACGCTCGGCGCATTCTTCCGCGCCCGCTACGGCCCGGCGCGTGGGTTTCGCCTTGCCGACCCCCTTCGACCATTCGTCCAACGGTGCCACCGGATCACCTTCCGCGACCGACCAGTTGCTCAGCATAGGGGACGGCGAGACCACCCGTTTCGCCTTGGTGAAGCGGTATGGCGACGGGCCCGAGCCGCAGGTTCGGCGAATCACCCGCCCCCGTTCGGGTAGCGTGACGGTGTCGGTAGGCGGCGAAGCGACGTCGGCCTTCACACTCGATCCGTTGGGTCATGTGGTACTCGATGAAGCACCCTCCCAAGGCATCGAAGTGCGCGCAGGCTTCCTATTCGATGTCCCGGTGCGCTTCGCCGAAGATCGCCTTGCCTTGAGCGCGGCGGGCTTCGCCGCCGGACAGGCACCAAGTGTGCCGCTGATCGAAATAAGGGAAGCGGCATGAGCGAAGACACGCTCGCGACGCAGGCGTACTTCTGGCGGATCGAGCGGCGCGACGGCGTGACGCTGGGCTTCACCAGTCACGACCGCGATCTCCAGCTCGACGGAGTGGCGCTGCGCTCGGCCCCGGGCATTCGCCCTGCGGCGCTGCGCCTGACCACCGATATTGCGGGCGACGACGCACAGATGGACGGCGCGCTGACCCATGACGCGATTTCGGCAGACGACCTTGCGACGGGCCGGTTCGACGGTGCTGCGGTCGATGTCGGCACGATCGACTGGCAGAGCGGCGAGGCGCGCGTGCTGTTTTCGGGTTCTATCGGGGAGACCGAAGCGGGCGCGGAAGGCTTCTCCGCGCAGCTCCGCTCGCTCAAGGCGGCGCTCGAGTTCGATCCCGTCCCGCGCACCAGCCCCGGATGCCGCGCGCGCTTTTGCGGGCCGGGTTGCAACCTGTCGCCCGTCCGCTTCACTGCCGAAACCGTCGTCATCGCGATTGACCCTGCTGCGGACGCAATCGCGCTGGCCGGAATAGCCCCGGCGGACTTCGTGTTCGGCGAGGTGCGCTGGCTCGATGGGGCAGCCGTCGGATTGCGCCATGCCATCATTGCGCGGGACGACGACCTGCTGATCCTCGATTCGTCGCTTCCTGCAGGGGTCGTCGAGGGTACGCGCGCGCAGGTGCGTCAAGGCTGCGACCGGACGATTGCGACCTGCGCAGCCCGCTTCGGCAATGCGCTGAATTTTCGTGGCGAACCCTTTTTGCCGGGCAACGATCTGGTCGCTCGATATCCCTCGCAATCCTGATGGAGCGGAACATCGCGCTTGCCATCGCGGCGGGCGAGTTGGTCGGATCTCCGTTCCGGCTGCAGGGGCGCGATCCGGCGCACGGTCTCGACTGCATCGGCCTGGTGCTGGTCAGCCTCGCCCGGATCGGGATCGAGCTGCACCTTCCCGCGGATTACCGCCCGCGAAGGCGGCGGTTCGAAATTCCGGAAAATGCCCTGCAACGCGCTGGACTCGAACGCACCCAAGCCCCGTACGCGCCGGGCGACATCCTCCTCCTGCGAACCGCGCCCGCGCAGGTCCACCTCGCAATCGTGCGTGATGCGGACTCGGTCATCCACGCCCATGCCGGACTGGGCCGGGTCGTTGCCCAGCCCTTGATCGAGAGCTGGACCATCGCAGCTGCGTGGCGATTCGCCAAAGAAACTGTCCCAAAAGGAGACGATGCATGGCCACGCTGATCCTTTCTGCCGTCGGCACGGCCGTGGGTGGCCCGATTGGTGGCGCGATCGGCGCGCTGGTGGGCCGATCGGTCGATAGCCGCATAATCGGTCGCCCAAGCCGCAAGGGCTCCCGCCTGACCGAACTCGCGGTGACGACCTCCAGCTATGGGCAGCCGATACCGCGCATTTTCGGCAAGATGCGCGTGCCCGGCGCGATCGTCTGGGCGACAGATTTGCAGGAAAGCAGCGAGACGAGCGGCGGCAAGGGCCAGGCAAGGACAACCACTTATAGCTACGCGATCTCCTTCGCGGTCGCACTTTCCAGCCGCCCGATTGCCGACATGCGGCGCGTCTGGGCGGATGGTTCCCTGCTGCGAGGGACGGCAGGCGATCTGAAGGTCGGCGGGACCATGCGGCTCTACCGGGGCCTTGGCGACGAGACAGCCGATCCGCTGATTGCCGCGGCCCTGGGCAGCCAGGCGTGCGCCTTTCGCGGCCTGGCCTATGCGGTGTTCGAAAACCTCGAACTCGCCAGCTTCGGCAACCGCATTCCCGCGCTCAGTTTCGAAGTCGACGCCGGCGATGGCGCGCTCGATCTCGTCGACCTCCTCGACGACGTGACGCTTGCGCCGGGGGCATCGGTGCCGCTCGACGGCCTGACCGGGTTCGCGGATGAGGGAGGAACCCGCGCCGATCTGCTTGAGCATATCTCGGGCGTATTTCCCCACATCTCTACTGCGAGTGAGCAAGGGATCGGTCTTGCGCCTGTTCCGGATGCCGGATCGTCCGTACTGCCGCCTGCCATCGTGGGTCGCGTGGACGATCGCGCCCTGCCTGCCGTGACTCGCCGACCGATCAATCCGGACGCACCTGCAGCGCTGCGATATTACGATTCGGCGCGCGACTACCAGCCTTCGGTCCAGCGTGCCCCGGGGAGCGGGGCGCAGGGCACCACTCTGGAATTTGCCGGCGTGTTCGGAGCGGGCGACGCAAAGTCGCGGATCGCGGAATTGCACCAGAACGCCCTCGGCTTGCGCGAATGGCTATCCTATCGGATTGCCGAACCGACACTCGGCTGCGGCCCGGGACAGGCGGTATTTCGCGCGGGCGACGCCCGCAGCTGGCTTGTCAGCGGTTGGGAATGGCACTCCGGCGGCGTCGATCTAATGCTGCAGCGTATTGCCGCCCGTCGTCCAGTCGGCGCGGTGGCGGACCCAGGCGCGGCGTCCGTGCCGATCGATACGATCCCAGGCACGCTTCGACTGCGCTATTTCGAGATGCCGTGGGATGGCACGGGCGCGGGCAACGCACCGCAGCGCTATGCCGCCGTCAGCCAGACAGGCTCGCGAACATCGGTCACGCTCTCGGGCGTCGAGCACGATTCGCTCATCCCCCTGGGGCTGTCTTCGCGCGGTTCGGCGGTTCTGGGCGAAAGTACCGTCGATCTTGCGCCCTCGCCTGCTCTCATCTTCGAGCCCGAGGCGACCTTTGGGATCGCGCTGTCATCGGAGCAGGCGCAGTTGCAGTCGGTCGATGAAAGAGCCCTCCTCGATGGCGCGAATCGTCTGCGCATCGGCGAGGAGATCCTCCAGTTTCGCTTCGCCGAGCCTTTGGGAGACGGGCATTGGATGCTCCGGGGCCTGCTGCGTGGTCGTGGCGGGACCGAGCATCTTGCTGCCTCCGGACACCCGGCCGGCAGTTCGGTGGTTCTGCTGGACCGTCAGTTGCTGGCGATGCCCTCGAGCAATTACGATGAGATTTGCGGCGAGAGCGGCCTTGCCGGATCAGCGCCGGTTTACGCGCAGCTGGAGTCTGCAGGCGCAACCCTGCGCCCGCTCGCGCCCGTGCATCCCTCCGTCTGGGTGACCGCTGCCGGCGACCCCGAGTGGCGCTGGATCCGGCGCGCGCGAGGGTCCTGGCGCTGGGTTGATGCGGTCGACGTTCCGCTGGCCGAGGAACGCGAAGCTTACCGGATCGGACTTGGCCCGGTGGCCGCGCCCTTTGCGCAGTGGGAGGCGACCTCGGCCTCGTTCTCGCTGTCCGCCGCGCGGTGGGCCGAACTGCAAGCGGCCCATCCCGGTGCGCAGATCTGGGTGAGCCAGGCCGGCAGCCACGCGATCTCGCTTCCCACCCTCCTTCCTTTCCCGCTTCCCGCCTGA